CACATAGAAACCGCAGAGCGTGTTACACATGTTATGCGTAAAACTAAGAACGAGCTAAAGAAATTACAGGCAAATGGGTTCTACAGAGAAGTAGAACTTGGAGACCCCCAACCATATCACAGTGATATAGAGGAGCGGAAAGCAGAAGAAGGTGGATACTCACTTACGGATGATGATCGTTTCACTGTTTATGAAATACACGCTGACCTTATAATAGACGGTGCAGGCGATTCCGAGGAGGATGATATCGCTAAACCCTATGTTGTAACGTTGGAGAGGGGTTCAAACGAGATACTAGCAATACGTAGAAATTGGAGTCAAGATGATGAACTGATGTTAAAACGTCAACATTTTGTACACTATGTATATGTTCCAGGATTTGGGTTTTACGGGCTTGGGTTGATCCACATTATCGGTGGGTATGCCAAGGCGGGAACATCCTTGATACGTCAATTAGTAGACGCTGGTACGCTCGCAAACCTCCCTGGCGGGTTGAAATCGCGCGGATTGCGTATCAAGGGTGACGATGCTCCCATAGAACCTGGGGAGTTCAAGGATGTCGATGTGCCGTCAGGGTCTATCCGTGACAACATCATGCCTCTACCTTACAAGGAGCCAAGCCAGACATTACTCGCACTCCTAGACAAGATAACACAAGAAGGCCGTAGACTCGGCGCGATTAGTGACATGAACATCTCAGATATGTCTGCTAATGCCCCTGTAGGAACAACACTCGCACTCTTGGAGCGCACACTCAAGCCGATGGCTGCAGTGCAAGCGCGTGTACATTATGCGATGAAGCAGGAGTTTAAACTCTTAAAGACAATAATGTCAGAGTACGCACCGATGGAGTATGCCTACCAGCCTGCTAGAGGAGAAGTAAGCGCACGACAAGCTGACTACATGCTCATAGACGTCATACCTGTCAGTGATCCAAACAGTTCCACTATGGCGCAGCGCGTTGTGCAGTATCAAGCTGTATTGCAGATGGCGCAACAGGCTCCGCAGATATATGACTTACCGCAACTGCACAGGCAGATGATAGATGTGTTAGGAATTAAAAATGCAGATAAACTTGTTCCAACAAAAGACGACATGAAACCCGTAGATCCTATCAGTGAGAATATGGCTGCATTACAGGGTAAACCGATGAAAGCCTTTATCTACCAAGATCAAGATGCTCACATTGAGACACACATGGCGTTTATGCAAGATCCGATGATTGCACAGATGATTGGGCAGAACCCACAGGCCAAGCAAATAATGGCTTCTCTACAAGCACATATTGCTGAACACCTTGGGTTTAAATACCGCAAAGACATCGAAGAGCGTGTGGGTGTCGAGCTCCCTGCACCGAATGCAGAGCTACCTGAAGAGATTGAGGTTAACCTTGCTAGACTTGTTGCCACTGCCGCTAAAGATCTAACGCAAGCACATCAGCAACAAGCAGCGCAACAACAGGCACAGAAACAAGCTCAAGATCCGTTGTTCCAGCTTAAACAAGCAGAGGTACAGATCAAACAAGCAGATGTAGATCGTAAAGCTAAGAAAGATCAAGCAGATGCAATGCGGGACGCTAAGAAGTTAGAACTAGACGAGCAAGAGATTATACTCGATGCGAAGAAAGACGGCATAAAGATGGCCGCAGATCGACGTACTTCTAACGCAAAAATTGATCTTGATACAATGAAGACAATGCAAGGAAGTAGAACTGGGAGAAAATAATGGCAAAAACCGTCTTTGACGTGCTTAAAGATAACATCGAGGTTGATAAAGCCTCTGCACTAGAATTTCTTGGGAGTGGGGGCGCAAAAGACTTCGCTCAATACAAGGAAGTTGCTGGCCTTATACGGGGTCTGGAGTCCAGCATAGCACATATACAAGACCTCTCGCGCAACTATATGGAAGATGATAATGAATAAAGTAGCAGAACTGGATATAAATGAGGTAGACGAGCAGGAACTAGAAGCACAACTACCCCGTCCTGTAGGGTATCGCATACTTATTGCAATGCCTGAAATAGAAGAAACTTTCGCAGATACCAAGGTATTAAAAACCACCACTATAATACATCAAGAACATATCATGTCTATTATTGGACTTGTTTTAGATATGGGAGATCAGGCTTATTCTGATGTGGAACGTTTTGGTGACACCCCTTGGTGTAAAGTAGGCGATTACGTAATGTTTCGTGCAAACACAGGCACGAGATTTAAAGTTGGTGGAGTTGAGTATCGTTTGATGAACGATGATTCAATAGAAGCCGTAGTCAGCGACCCCCGTGGTGTATCACGAGCATAAGGAAATAAGAAATGGCATTTGAAAAAGTTGAGTATAGTTTTCCTGATGAGCAGGAAGATATTAAGAAACCCGAAATCGAAAGTTCATCGGCAATAGAGATTGATCTGGATAAAGGTAAGGATAAGAAAGAAGAGGCAAAAGCTGAACCTGAACCCGAACCTGAAGTTAAACCTGAGCCTGAAGCTGAGAAAGAATTAGAAATTGAAGTCGTAGACGATACGCCTAAAGCAGATAGAAATCGTAAAACGTCAGAACCTCCAGAAGATGTAACTGAGGAAGAGCTTGAAGATTATTCTGAAAAAGTGCGTAAGCGTATCCAGCACTTTAGTAAGGGTTACCACGATGAACGGCGTGCTAAAGAAGCGGCTTTTAGGGAGAAGCAGGAACTTGAGGCGTTAGCTCAATCTCTTGTTGATGAGAATAAAAAGTTAAAAGGTAGCGTTAACAAGAATCAGACAGCTCTACTAGAGCAAGCTAAGAAGGGAGCAAAGTCTGAGCTAGAAACAGCTAAGAACGCATACAAGGTTGCGTATGAGGCTGGGGACGCAGAAGCTGTCGTAGCTGCACAAGAAAGTTTAACGGCTGCTAAGATTAAAACTGATAAGTTAAATAATTTTAAGTTACCGACTTTACAGGAAGAAGAAACTCCTGTAAACAAGACAGCAGATACTAAATCTACTCCAGCGCCGCAGGTTGCTGACGAACGAGCGATGACATGGGCGAAAGCCAATCCGTGGTTCGGCACCGATGATGAGATGACGAGTCTCGCGCTAGGGTTACATAATAAACTCGCTAAACAAGGTGTAGACCTTCAAAGCGACGAATACTACGAGGCAATAAATACTCGTATGCAGCAACTATTCCCAGAGCAGTTTGAGGATGTTGCACAAATGGAGGTTGAAAAGCCCAAACGCAAGGCCAACGTGGTTGCACCCGCTACGCGGAGCACGTCACCCCGAAAAGTGACATTAACGCAAACACAAGTGTCTGTAGCTAAGAGACTTGGATTAACTCCAGAACAATACGCCAAACAGGTTGCAATAGAAATGAGGAAAGACAATGGCTGAAAATCGCATAGACCGTGAATTAACTACTCGTGAAACATCAACACGTAAAAAGGCTTGGACACGTCCTGAAGTATTACCTTCACCGACACCACAACCTGGGTACGCGTTTCGTTGGATCAGAACAAGTACTCAAGGGCAATCAGACGCCACAAACGTTTCTTCAAAATTACGTGAAGGTTGGGAGCCTGCAAAAGCTTCAGATCATCCTGAGATTACAATGGTAACTGTAGAAAATGAAAGATTTGCAGATAACGTTGTGATTGGTGGTTTGATGTTATGTAAAGCTCCGATTGAATTGGTAAACGAGCGCAGTGATTATTATAAACAGCAAACGGATAACCAAATACAGTCAGTAGACAACAACCTCATGCGAGAAAACGACCCTAGAATGCCCTTGTTTCACGACAGGAAATCTAAGGTCACTTTTGGTAAAGGCAATTAATTTAGATCAAAGGAGAATTGGATATGGCTTATCCAACTATAGACGCCCCTTATGGGCTTGTTCCCGTTGGCCTGATTGGTGGTCGTCCTTACACAGGTGCTACTCGACAAATGAAAATAGCTAGTAACTACGGTACAGCTATTGGAAAAGGCGATCTAGTAAAACGTGTAAACGACGGAACTATTGAGCGTGACGGGAGTACAACAGCTTTCCCAGCTACTGGTACACTAGGTATTTTCATGGGATGTCAGTATACTGACCCAAATACGAGTCAGTTAACCTTCAGCAATTCGTATCCTGCTAGCACTGTTGCTAGTGATATTCATGCATACGTTGCTGATGACCCTGATTTGATAATGAAAGTAGCTATTTGTTCTTCAGGAACAACAATGGCAACGTTGGGGAGAACTGTTATTGGTAATAAAACTTCACTTATTAGTAATACGTTAAATACTACTAATGGGAGCTCGAAGTTAGCTGCTAGTAGCAGCATTAATACCACCTCAACACTACCACTTCATATTATTGATGTAGTTGATAGCACAGCAACTGGAAGCGATACTTTCCAAGAATTGCTTGTTATCTTCAGCACCCATACTGATAATGGTAGCAACGTGTTCATTGGTGGACATGCTTATCGTAACCCAGTTGGCCTATAAAGGAGAATAACTAATGGCTATTTCACGCGCACAGCTCCTTAAAGAACTGCTTCCTGGCTTGAACGCATTATTCGGTTTGGAATATGCAAAGTACGGTGAGGAGCACGCAGAGATCTTTGAATCAGAGACCTCTGATCGTTCTTTTGAGGAAGAAACTAAGCTATCAGGCTTTTCTGCAGCACCAGTCAAAGACGAGGGCTCTGCCATCGAATACGACAATGCTCAAGAGGCTTTCACGGCTCGCTATAACCATGAGACAATCGCAATGGGCTTTTCAATTACTGAAGAGGCTATCGAGGATAACTTGTATGATTCTTTATCAGCTCGTTATACTAAAGCGCTTGCTCGTGCTATGGCATACACAAAACAAGTTAAGGCAGCTACAATTTTAAATAATGCCTTTGACTCTGGCACTACTTATGGAGATGGAGTGGAGCTTTGTTCTACTGCACACCCACTAGTAAGTGGCGGCACTAACTCGAATGAGCCAGCAACTGCGGCAGATTTGAATGAGACTTCACTAGAAGCAGCTATCATTCAGATCGCAGGTTGGACAGACGAGCGCAACTTGTTGATCGCTGCAAAACCTCGCAAACTTGTGATTCCACCGAACTTGCAATTCGTTGCAACTAGATTGTTGGAAACAGAAGGTCGCGTAGGCACAGCAGATAACGATCTAAACGCGATCCGCAACAACGGTGCTGTTCCTGAAGGTTATACAATAAACCACTATCTAACAGATACAGATGCATGGTTCTTGTTAACCGACGTTCCAAACGGTCTTAAACACTTTAACCGTAGTCCAATGGCGACATCTATGGATGCTGACTTTGACACAGGTAACAGTCGTTATAAAGCCCGTGAGCGATACAGCTTTGGTGTATCAGATCCACTAGGGATCTTCGGCTCACCTGGAGCATAACACAATTTAGAGGGGGCGGTGCAAATCGCCCCTTTCTTTTTACACGGGTTCGTGTATAATACAAAAATTACCTTGACAGTTGCATCGGGCGACTGACACTAGCCAAGACAAGGAGATTTTACATGGCTAATACAACATTTAACGGTTCCGTCCGTTCTGAAAACGGTTTCAAGCAAGTAACAAAAAGTTCTACTTTAGGTACTTTTACAGATAATTTTACTGTTAATTCTAGCGGCGCTGTCTACGGAACAGCAGGCGCACATTTTAAATACACTGCAGCAGCAGGCTACGGCCCAGCCGACCTTGTTGTAGGTAAAGGTGGTTCAATAGGGGGTACAGTAAACCCTTATGCAGAAAGTTCTACAGCACTGTTCCAAACAGGTACAAAACTATTTTACGGTAATAACATCTACCGATATGGTCAATGTGGCGGTACAGCAGTTACTGCAGGTAAACTTGTTCAACACGCAGCAATAGACTCCAACCACGCGAACATGACCGCAACTGCGGCTGTATCTGCAGGTGAGACTGATATCTCAGTTGAAACAGGTGGTAACGACATGACTCTTAACGAGTATGCAAATGGTTATCTTTGGGTAAATGACGTGAATGGTGAAGGCCAAACAATGCGGGTTAAATCTAATCCAGCGCACGATCACTCAGCAGATCCTAGTGTTGTCATTACTACATATGATGCTTTAGCAACTGCACTGACTACAAGTTCGCAACTTTCAATAATTCACGATCCGTACACAGGTTTGATCGTAGCTCCTGCTACAGAGACAGGCTGCGTTATGGGTGCAACAGTTATTGATATGACCGCAGACTACTATGGTTGGTTTACAGTATCAGGCCCACAAGCTTTGTTAACTGTTGGCACAGTCGTTGTTGG